GGGTGTGCGATAGCCACCTCCGAGAGTAGTAGGATCCTTGGGATCAACAATATTAGGAGCACCTCCATAATCATGGCCTGTGGTGGCAACACCATATGTGCCAGTACCAGGTCCTCGGTTGCCTGGAGCGGGGGCCGGGCCACCAGGAACTAAATCAGGATGGTTAGCGAAGAAGTCTAAACCGCCTTCAACGCCAACTGTGTTCCATAACCAAGCTCCAGTGACATCCTCAGCTCCAGCATCAACAAAGAGACCATCAGGACCAATGAATGCATTGGAAGTAGGAGCACCGCCACCACCACCAGCAATCGAGTTAGGACCTCCAAACGAGTGAACAGCATTAGGAAGAGCATCAACCGCATCAGTGTAATTGAAGGGCTGAGCACCTAAGATTCTGTTAAGAAGCTCGCCGCAGAGAAGCGACGAACAGTAATCAACATTAGCATCAGGCTGGACTACCCAGATAAGCTCCTTGCAAGGGTGATTGAAATTGAGCTTAATTTTATTGGAAGACGAACCAACAGACTCATCTCCAGTGAACTGAAGCTGTTCAATTAAATATTCGTGGGGATTCTGAGCCATACGTCTACGTTCATCAGTGTCTAAGAAAACATAGTCAACATAGAGCGAAGCCGCAACTAAAGACTGATTGTAAGCTGTGGTAACTTTAACACTGGCACCATTCTGGCAATCCGAAAGAGTGGAAACAGCCCATAAGCACTCATCAATAGGACGAATGTCAAGATTAATCTTAACTTCGTGATACTGGAGAGCAATTAAGGGAAGGGCGAGACCAGGATTGCGGCAATACCAGAATAAGAAAGGTACGTATAAAGTTGTTTCAGGGAGCGCATTTCTGGGTGTGCAAACCTGTCTAGGAGCATTGGAGTCACAAGGACCATCAATGTCCGAGAACGAGGGATCAGTGATGAAGGTAAGCTGTGTAGTATTACCAATCATCTTGTAGTAACCACGCTCCTGTTCCGATGTAAGGGTGAGCTGATTCCAAATGTGCATCCAGTCACCATACTGACGATCAATTCTCTGACCACCAATTTCAACTTCAACCTGAGAGATTAACTGCTCTCCAGGGAAATCAAGCCATCTGGCATAAACATCATTTCCAAATCTAGGTAAGCCAGTAGGATCTGTAACTCCATAGCCACCAACATTAACAGGGTTAACATTAGGGTTGTTTTTCATAGACTGATTAATTTCAGGAAGTGTAACTTGTAAATAAGTTCTGAAAGCTAAATCACCATTACGGCTAATTGTACAGGTTACACGACGACCAAAGTCAGCCTGTCCGTTGAATGTCTGTTCAATGGATTCCATAGCAAAGTTAGTATATCTACGGTATGTAACCTTCCAGAAGGTAATTTGGGGATTACCAGTAAGGTAAACGTCCTGAGCACCATAGGCAACAAGTTGCATTAATCCTCCTCCCATGTTATTATAATATTGCTAAAGAAAAAAAAATTATGCAAAACAATTTATTAATTTATTTAAAATAATATTAACACACTATTTTAAATTTATTAATTTTATTACCTATTAACATTATAGATTAATAATTTTTTATAAAATAAATTTTATTATTAATAGTAATAAATAATTTAATAGAGAAATCTTAATATAAAAATTATTAAATATTTATATTTAAATATAACTATGCCTAATTTTAAGCCTAAAAATTGTAAAAAATTAATTATAGATGAAAAGAAAAATGAAACATTAGATAGTAAACATAAAGATTTCCAAAATACTTTTTATGAAAATGACAACATAATTATTCCTAAATTGAATAAAGAAATTTCTGAGCTAAAAACTCAATTAAAAGATTTAGATTTATCAATTGAAAAAAAATTAGAGGTTGAAGAAAACCTTGAACTTATTAAAAAAGAAAAACAATATTATAAAAATCAAAAAAAACAATATTATCTACAAAATATGCAACATATATTTGATTATTTTGAAAGTAAAAAAAATATTTCTAATGGATTAAATAATGAAAAAGTAAAATCCTTAAATAATTTTTTTAATCTATCGACAGATAATCAATCTATTAAAAGTGATGAATCATTAAATTCTGTCCAATCTTATTTTCAAAATATTAATGAAACTTTTATTGATCAAAATAATTATATATTTCCAACTGATATTTGTAATGTTTGTAAAAAAGGTGAATTAATTCCTATAGAATATGAAGGAATTTTAGTTTGTAATAATTGCAGCAGTAATACTAAATTTTTAATTGAAAATGAAAAACCTTCCTATAAAGAACCTCCAAAAGAAGTCTGTTTTTATGCTTATAAAAGAATTAATCATTTTAGAGAAATTCTTGCTCAATTTCAAGCAAAAGAAACTACACAAATACCTGACCAAGTCTTAGAAAATATAAGATTTCAAATAAAAAAAGAAAGAATAGATCTCTCTCAAATTACCAACAAAAAAGCCAAAGAAATATTAAAAAAATTAGGATATAATAAATACTATGAACATATTCCATTCATTAAAGATAAATTAGGTATTAAACCTCCTATTATGTCTCCAGAATTAGAAGAAACTTTATGTAATCTATTTTCTTCAATTCAAGAACCATATTCAAAGTTTTGTCCAGAAGAGAGAGTTAATTTTTTGAATTATTATTATACTGTCTATAAATTATGTGAATTATTAGATCAAAAACAATTTCTTCCATATTTTCCTATGTTAAAAGATAGAGAGAAGAGAATCGAACAAGATGAAATATGGAAAAAAATATGTAATGAATTAGAATGGGAATTTATTCCTACTATTTAATAAATTTAAATTACTATTTATTTTTTTTTCTACTTTTCTTTTTTTTATTCTTCTTTTTTCTTGTATTTTCTTTTTTTATTTTTCCTGCCATCTCTCCTCTAAATGTTATTGGATCTTCTCTCACTCCTGATAAACCATAAATCCTATTATAAAGTGGAACTAATAAATCTCTTTCTAAATTCTTAAATAAATACCTGTTCTCTAATTGATTTCTATTTGAAGGTCTCATATCATGAATACTAGAAGTTTTATCTTTAATTATCTCATCTAAATAACCTAAATATTTTTTTACTGGACTTCCATCTGCATCTCTATCTAATTGCCTTTTTATTGTTTTTGTAGTTAATAATTCACCCATTCTATAAGTATTATATCTAGTGCGTTGTAGTAAATTTTTTTTTATTTCTGTTGCTATTTCATTTAATGCTTCTGTCTTCAAAGGTGAAGGTAAATTTCTTATAGTATTTGGTGAAAGTTTTTTTAAAGTTTTAGCTTGTAAAGATTCATTTTTTACTGGCATTTTATATAATATGATAATATATTATATAAGATTGAAAAATATTTAAGGAATGAGAATGGCGATTTAATCCTACTATTTAATTAATTTTAAAACAGCACTTTATGATTTTTTATACGGATAATATTTATTACATTCTATAAAAAGTAAAATATTATTGTAAAATGCACCAAATCTTCCATATTCTTCCCAATCATTATTTAAAATTAAATATGGGATCTGACTATCAATTAATAAACATAAAGATTTATTATTAATTTTATATACTTGTTGATTTAAATTTATATTAATATTTTTATTTAAAATAGTATATAACATACTACAATTAAAATAATAATCATTATTAAAATTATTTCCTACTAAACACATATTATTAATAATATTTCGAAATATTGTGTTTTTTGGAGGAGTTTTTAAAAATCCATTAAAAATATTTTTTTCTCCTCTATTATTTGTTACAAATATCATATCAAAATTATCTAACAAATCTAATTTATTAACTAAAATACAATCTGCATCTAAATAATAACCACCAGTTTCATATAAAATACAATATCTCCATAAGTCTACTTTATGTGGTATTTTTTCATAACTATTAAATAAATTTGCATAATTAATACCCCAGTTTTTATGTAAATATTCATACATATCTTTTAAAGAATATAATTTATATTCAAAATCTTTTGGTATATTTTTTTTATTTTGAGCTTGTATATGCGGCGGTAAACTACATTCCCAAGCTTGATAAAAAATTTTAGGAACACTCATTAATTAATTTGAATATTTATTTTTCACAATATTTACTAATAATAATTGGATTATTAACATAGGACATAAAACAATCCAGTTCTTCTATCCTATTTATCTCTAATTGTTCATTTATCAATTCTTCCTCTTGCATTAGATCCTTTAATTTTAATGATGAATAAATCATTGTAATAACTAAACAAATATACATAAATATAACTCCAATATCAATAAAATGTTTATAATCTATACTATTATTTGAATAACTAATTAATTTTTCATAATACATTTTTTCTCTAATAATTTCCAAAAATTTTCCATGCCCTCCATATAATTCTCTATCACATTCAATCCATTCTACTTTTTTTGTCTCACCTGGTTGACTTACTAAATTTATCTTATTTGCAAATTCTTCTTCAATATGAAAATGGACTACAATTGTTTCTATCCACGCATTATCTGTTGTTCTTGGATCATCAAATGTTGATCCTGCATAAATTACTTCACCATTACTAAATACATAATCCAGCAAGGCTTCATCTTCTCCATCACATGTTTCTTCTTTAAACTCTCTACGTAATGTTTCAGAATAATTCTCTCCTGGATCTACAAATCCTCCTGGTATAGCCCATTCATTTGTATCTTCTCTTAATACTGCTACAAAATATAATTTATTATCAAACCAGCAAGTAACTACCGGATCAGCTGCATGTTGAGGTCCAAATTTAGACAAGATTCCTCTACCTTTTAAACCTGTCTTAACTGGTGTAACTGGTTTTCCATTAACAAATTCAATACCAGCTTCTTTTAGAGTAATTAGTTTTGCTTCTTCATTAAACCAATACCAAACTAAACGATTTTCTAATTCTTCTTGACTTATATTCAATGGATCTTCATAAATTGGTGTAGGAGTTTTTAATTTCTCAAAAAATGGACAATTCTTTTCATAATCAGGATCATCAATATCACAACGAGTAGGATAAAGAGGATGTGTCATTTTTATAACAATAAAAAATTGTTTTTAATATTTCAATTTTTAATATTAATTTTCGTCAATTTTAATTTTTTGACATCTTGGTAATTTGATCTTTAATACTTTTTCTATTTTTGCAATGTCACTATTATTTGGAATATCTTTATTTGTTTCCCATCTACCAAGTACCTGTTCAGAGATTCCTAATTGCATTGATAATTCTTTTCTATTTTTTTTAACAGTAGTTCTTGCTTGAGAAATTAAGGAACCCAAATTTTGTGGTGCCACTAGTTTAGTTTCTTGTTTAGAAATATTAGGATTTGGTTTTGATTTTTTTTCATTATCATTTTTTTTATTTGATAATACAACTGTTTGCCAATCTTGATGATTCATTTTATTTTATTTTAAATAATATAAAATAAAATCAATTTTAATTTTAATCTTTTATTTTTTTCAAAGGAGAACTATTTGGTCTATCTAAAATATTTTTATTATTTTCTAAATATTCTTTATTTTCTTGTATCCATATCTCTCTATTAATAATCAAAACTAGTTTTCATTAAATAATATTGACCATTCCAAAAAACTAAACTAGAACTTAAGATAGAAAATATATTAGTATAATTATTATAAATATTTATAAAAGACAAAATACATGCGCCTGGACCTCTTAAATAGGTAGTAATATATAAATAAATAAATTTTTCTTTTTCTTTATTTAATAAATTTACTTTAACTAAATACAAACAAAAATAGTCTATAGCACCTGGTAAACCTGATAAAAAAAATAATACTGCAGGACAAATAATACTTTTTTGATAATATTCTAATGATCCAGCTATAAATACCATAGAAAAATGATGTAATATATCATCATTAGTTAATTTAAAAAATAAAATATGATAAATATGTGTTAATATTGAAATCCAAAATGTTAAAAATGAGGTATCAGACCATGTAAAATTATTTATAGAATCAATATTTTTTAAAACTTTATAAAGATCACTAAAACTATAATAAGTTATTAAAACATTACTTAAACAATGTATAAAAAACCATCTTACATTAGGATTGTTCTTTATTAGTATATTTCTATTAATAAATTTTGTAGTTATTATTGATAATAAATCAAAACTACCTATATAAAGACTCAATTTTATTAAATAATACATAAATATATTAATTAAATAAAAAGATTTTATTTAATTTTTTTAATAAAATCTTTTTTTTATAATAATTTAAGCTGGGAAAC